ATCTTCTCAAAAAATATCAGGAGCGTTTGGCTGATTTAGGCCCCGCTCAGACTGAAGCCAAAAAATGGCTGGAAGACCAGATCTCTAAGCTTCAGAAGCAGATTGGCTCTGAGCGCAAAGTAACCGCCGAAAAACAGAAGCAGAAGGCTGCTGATGATGCGGCTAACGCGTTTATCGCCGACTCTGACAAATATTTGTCGGATAGAGAGAAGAAAGACCGGGAGCATCTTAAGAATCTTGCTTCGATCAACGCCCAGTATAAGGCTGCTAATGGTCTTATTTCCGAGCCCAACTACAAGAGCCGCATAGCAAAAGAGAACTCCCGCTACCAGGCGAGCATCTCTAAAGGCGGTCGAAAGGCATCGTCTCGCAAGAGTGTTTCTTTAACGCCCTACATAACTCGCGCCGATGTGTCCGAAATTCAGGATGCGCTGCGGGTTGAAAGAAGCTCGATACAGGCGCAGACAACCGCTCTTGATGCCGCTTATAGAAGCGGCTCGATGACTGCGGCTGATTATTTCAGCCAGAAGCGTGATCTTGTCAATCAGGATACCGAAGCGCAGATCAAGGCTCTTGAGAAGCAGAACGCCGTCCTGTCAAAGGAAAAGGCGAACGGGCGGGACAGGGTCAATCTGCAAAAGCAGATCGCGAGCAACACTTCGAAGATGCAGGAAGTGCGCTCGTCAGCAGCTGCAAAGCTCTCGAAAATCGATGCTGATGAAACAGCCGCTATCAGGAAGCGTCAGGCCGCCCTGCTCTCGTATCAGAACACGCTGAAAGACGCGCTCAACACGACCAGAACTCAGTATTCGAGGGAAGAAGCATCCGCGTGGATGGGAGCGAGTGCGCTTTCCTACGCCTCTGGGCTAAACGGGATTGACGACAAGGTCAGTTCTGAGCGCAGGAAGCTTCAGAGCGATCGCGACCAGCAAACGGCTCTGGGGGCGTGGAATAAAGACGATCAGGAAGCTTATGATCAGCGGCTCGCAGCTCTTCAGGGTTATCAGAAAAAGGCCGTTGAGGCATGGGACAACCATTGGAAGACGCTGCGGGAAGGCGAAGAAAATTGGGTGAAGGGCGCAAATGCCGCCCTTGACGATTACATCGAATCCAATCGCAAAGTAGCCGACCAGACCAAAGAAGCTTTCAGCAATGCGTTTTCTAGTATGGAAGATTCCTTGGTTGATTTCTGTGTTACAGGCAAAGGCGGGTTCAGCGATTTCGCCACGAGCGTGATCAAAGACATCGTGCGGATTCAGATCCGTGCGGCGATGTCCGGGCTGTTCAAGCAGGTGCAGGGATCCGGGCTGTTTGGGTCTATCGCTTCGGGAATCAGCTCGCTCTTCGCTAGTGCAAACGGAAATGTCTTTCACTCTGCGGGGCTTCACGCTTACGCTAATCAAGTTGTGGACAAGCCTACGTTCTTCCCATTCGCTAAGGGCGTAGGCCTTATGGGCGAGGCAGGCCCAGAAGCCATCATGCCTCTCTCGCGCACCTCTAATGGAAGACTAGGGGTGGTGGCTCAGAGCGCAGGTGCGGGCACGGTAACCGTTGTAGTTAACGTCTCTTCGGATGGAAGCGGCAGTCCAAAGGCTTCCACTTCTAAAGGGCAGGACGCTTCGATGGGCAATGCCTTAGGCCGTCTTGTCGGAACTGCCGTGCAGAGCGAAATGATGAATCAGATGCGCCCAGGTGGAATCCTGTGGAAGTGGAGAGCAGGGAGGGTTTAAATGGAGACTTTTACTTTCAAACCCACGTTGGAATCCTCCACGGGCAGCGTGAAGCCTCGCACTCTCTCTGCTCAGTATGGAGATGGGTACAGACAGGTGGTAGGAGATGGGCTGAACAACCTGCCTCAAACGTGGAGCCTCCAATTCTCGGGCAATGAAGAGGAAATCAAGGAAGTGAAGGATTTCCTCGATGCCCGGGAAGGATTCGATCCATTCTATTGGAAGCCTCCATTTTCTGATTCCAATCTCATTTGGACTGTCGCCGACTACACATTGACTCCTAAGGGTGGTCGGATTTGGAATCTGAGCGTTGAATTCACGCAGTTCTTTGGAGCGTAAATGACGATTAATGCGGACATTCAGAAGCTCTCGCCCGGGAAGCTGATTGACCTCTATGAGCTGAAGCTTGATGAGGTGGGCGGGGAAAGGCTTCGCTTCCACGCCTACACCGAGAGCGGCTCAATCTGGTGGCAGGGGGAGGAATATACGCCCTGGGCAATGCAAGTCACAGGATTCGAGCGCACAAGTGAGAGCCAACAGCCTCAGCCATCACTCACGATCAGCAACGTGGGCGAGGACGCTAATGGAAATAAGATTCCGGGCATTATTTCGGCCCTTTGCGTGACTTATGACGACCTGGTGGGCGTGAAGCTCGTCCGCCACAGGACGCTCGCCAAATACCTTGACGCTAAAAACTTCACCGAAGGCAATTCCTCCGCCGATCCAGACGAGCATCTTCCTGACGAGGTCTGGATTGTCGAGCAGAAGGCGAATGAGACCAAAACGGAAATCGAGTTCACCCTTTCCACAGCCCTTGACTTCGCTAACAGGCAGCTTCCTTCGAGGCAGATTATCGCCAACCTGTGCTGCTGGAAGTTGAAGGGTGGATACCGCGGGACATATTGCGGATACACCGGATCTGCGTACTTTGACGCTGATGGAAACTCCGTGACGGACGCCGCTAAGGACGTTTGCCCAGGCCGCTTGAGTGACTGCAAGAAGCGTTTTGCCGCTCAGCAGGGTGTTTCCGAAGACGCTGCTGTCATCAACTTCGGCGGCTTCCCGGCCGCCAACACGAAGACCTATTAACCATGAAGACTTCCACGGAAGCGGCGATCAGGCTGCACGCCGAGCAGGCCTACCCTAACGAGTGCTGCGGGCTTGTGGTTGCTGTGGGGCGTAAGGAAAAGTACTTTCCGTGCCGCAATCTGGGCGACCTTGATCATTTTGTCCTCGACCCCAAGGACTATGCGGCGGCGGAAGACAAAGGGAAGATCATTGCAGTGGTTCACAGCCATCCGGATGTCAATCCTGAGCCCTCCGAAGCCGATCTTGTGGGAATTGAATCCTCAGGGCTTCCGTGGCTGATCTGCTTCGTGTCAAAAGAGGGCGCGGGAACGATCACTATGACGAAGCCCTCGGGCTACAAGGCTCCGCTCGTTGGACGGATGTTCTACCACGGAACGCTTGACTGCTACGGCCTTGTCAAGGATTTCTACCAGAGGGAATTAGGCATTGAATTGCCCGATTTCCTCAGGAAAGACGAGTGGTGGAACAAGGGGCAGGACTTGTACATGGAAAATTTCCGTGATGCGGGCTTTTCCGCTCTCCGTGATGACGAACACCTCGATTACGGCGATCTCATCCTGATGCAGATCCGCGCTCCAGTGGCCAATCACGCTGGGATATTCCTTGGTGAGCATGGATTGAAGGAAGATCCGACGCTTTACCCCGTGCATAACTGCATGCTCCATCACATGTACGGGCACCTTTCTGAACGGGTGATTTACGGCGGTTACTGGGCGGAACATACCCGGTTAATCATAAGGTACAGAGGATGACGGAAAAACTTCGCACAATTCGCCTTTACGGTTCTCTGGGAAGGAAGTTTGGAAGGGTTCACAGGCTCGCCGTTTCGTCCGTTCAGGAAGCCATTCGCGCCTTAAGGGTCGTCTGTCCGGGGTTCGAGCAGGAACTGATGACATCCAAGGATCGCGGCATCGGGTACGGGATTTGGGTGGGTAAGGAAAATCTTAAAGACACTAAGCAATTTCGCTATCCGGTGGGAAACGACGACATTCGTATAGCCCCGATTCTCATGGGCGCTAAACGCGGTGGCTTGATGCAGATCTTTATCGGCATTGTGATCGTGGTCGCCGCGGTCTGGACTGGTGGTGCGGCGGCGGGTGCGGCGGGGGCAGCAGGCGGCGCTGCAGGTGGCGGTGCCGCGGCGGGAGCTGGTGCAGGAGCCGGTAGTTTCTTAGGCGTAACCGGTGGCTACGCCGTGGCGGCTCAGATGGGGGCGGCCCTGGCTCTGGGCGGACTGGTTCAGTTTCTTTCTCCAGTTTCAAGCGTAAGTGGGAGCGGGTCGAGTTCCGATAATGGTTCGTCCTACAACTTCAGCGGGGCGGTAAATACGCAGGCGCAGGGCGGGCCGGTTCCTCTCCTCTACGGAGAGATGACGGTAGGAAGCGCGGTTATTTCCGCAGGCATTTACGCAGAGGATCAGGCATGACGAAGGTTAAAGGCGGGTGGAGAATCGTCCAAGGCGCGAAAAAGGGCGGAGGCGGATCTTCAGGTGGAAAGGAAGACCGTGATTCGCTGCATTCTACCTCCTACGCCCGTATTGTCGACCTGCTCTCCGAGGGCGAAATTGTTGGGCCTGTGGATGGATTAAAGTCCGTCTATTTTGACGAAACGCCTGTTCTCTCTTCAGATGGAACAGCGAATTTCTCGGGCTATGACATTCAGTTCCGCTCCGGGACGCAGGATCAGGATCCTGTTTCTGGCTTCCCCGCGTCCGAGTCGACCACCTCTGTTGGTGTTGAATTCAAGGCTTCCACTCCGTGGACTCACACGTTCACGAACACGGAACTTGACGCTGTCCGTATTACTCTGGCGGTCTCCGGACTCCAGAAGGTCAACCAGAAGAACGGGAACATCAATGGATATCGTGTAGATTACACGATTGAGCTGTCCTCCAATGGAGGGACGTATTCCACGGTCGTTTCTTCGGCGTTTGATGGTAAAACGACCTCGGCCTACGCCCGTTCGCACCGGATTGATCTGCCTTCCGGCGGGGCTCCCTGGACGATCAGAGTGCGCCGCTCGACCGCGGACAGCAGCACAAACTACATCAGCGACACAACCCTCGTTCAGGCCTATACCGAGATCATTGACGCAAAACTGCGTTATCCCATGAGCGCGCTCGCCGCGATCAAGATTGACGCCTCGCAGTTCAGCTCCATTCCTACCCGCGCCTACCACCTCAAAGGGCGCATTATCCGCGTCCCCTCAAACTATGACGCGGACGCACGCACTTATTCAGGTACGTGGGATGGGACTTTCAAGACCGCATACTCAAACAACCCTGCCTGGGTGTTTTATGACATCCTGACGAATGACCGCTACGGCCTGGGGGATGTGTTAGACGCGGGCTACATTGACAAGTGGTCGCTTTATGAGATCGCCCAGTATTGCGATGAGAGCGTTCCTACCGGCGTAGGAAGCAACATGGAGCCTCGCTTCACCTGCAACTGCTACCTTCAATCGGCAGCGGACGCCACAGCGGTTTTGAGTGACCTCGCTACCGTATTCCGCGGGATCGTCTACTGGGGCAATGGAAGTGCCATTCCTGTGGCAGATATGCCCAGGGATCCTTCGTACACCTACACCGCAGCGAACGCCATTGACGGCAAATTCCAGTATCAGGGCAGTGCCAGATCGACCCGCTATACCGTCTGCTACGTCAGTTATAACGACCCTGATGACATGTACAACACCAAGGTCGAAGCGGTCGAGGACGCTGACGGGATTGCACGCTACGGAATTGTAGCGATCTCGATCACCGCTTTTGCCTGCTCTTCCCGTTCTCAGGCGCACAGATTAGGCCTGTGGACGCTGCTTACATCTCAGCGTGAGACGCGCAGCGTCACCTTCAGCGTTGGATTGGGCGGGGCTATTGCGACCCCGGGGCAGATCATCAGGATCGCTGATCCTGCGATTGCAGGCAAGCGCATTGGAGGGCGGCTGCACGCTGTCAATTCCACCACGCAGGTGGTGGTGGATAAGAATGACGGCATCAGCGTGGGCGATACGCTCATTTGCACGCTCCCCTCGGGAACGACTGAATCGAGCATTGTTTCTGCGGTTGATGGAACAACGATAACCGTAAAAACAGCATTTTCCACGGCTCCCGAAGCGGAATCTGTTTGGGCGGTGGTTAATTCCGATCTTCAGACGCAGACCTTCAGGGTTGTAAGCGTGACCGAAGGCGATGGTTGCACATTCGATATTGCGGCTATTCAAAATGAACAGTCGAAATACGCAGCTGTCGATTACGGTTCGCCACTCTCGGATGTGCTGATTACATCCATCCCGGAAAGCTCTGTTCCCGCCCCTTCCAACCTTGCGATTACATCGAATGAAACTGTCAATCAGGGCATTTCGTCCACAACAGTAACCCTCTCGTGGTCGAAGCCCGAAGTTGCTAGTGGTGTCGGGTATTACATCCTTGAATGGAAGAGGGATAACTCTGACTGGATAACAGTTTCGCAGGTGGCTTCCTGCTCGTACGACATCACGAACGCCTACAGCGGGGCCTACCAGTTCAGAATCCGGGCTACCAACACCATTGGGATTAAATCCCCTTGGAAAGCTTCGGGTGCGGTCGCCATTGACGGACTGCTAGCGGCCCCCGCCTCTCCGGCGAGCCTTGCGGCTTCGCCCGAGATTTTCGGGATCACGCTTAACTGGGGATTCCCGAGCGGACTGAATATCCTCTCTTACACGGAGATCTGGTACAGCGCAACGAACGACCGCACTGCGGCAACACTGCTCACCATGCTGTCGTATCCGCAGGCGAAATACACGCTTACGGGTCTGAAATCAGGGCAGACGTTCTATTTCTGGGCCCGGCTTGTTGATAAAAATGGACTGGCGGGAGATTATTACCCGGCATCAGCCACGGGCGGGGTGGAAGGAACAAGCTCCACTGACGCCGCAGGCATTCTCGGCTATCTGACAAACAAAATCACTTCCACGCAGTTGGGAGGCGATCTGATGTCAGAAATTGGAACAGCTTCAAGCACAGCCACCGAGGCGAAGAACGCGGCAGACAATGCGCAATCAATCGTCAGCAGCATTGAATCCCAGATATCCCGCGCTCCGGATGCCGAAGGCGATCTGGCTGATGTTCTTAACGAATGGAGCAGCCGGGCTTCGATAACTCAGCTCCAAAAAACAAGCTCGAGCAATGAAGGAGCCCTGGCTGAACTAGATACAAAGCTTTCAGCCAAGATCAGCCAGAACTCGGCGGACATTGAAACAAACGCCACCGCGATCGCCAAGGCTGACGGGACGCTGTCCTCTGCCTATACGGTCAAGACCGGCATCACGGCTGGCGGCAAGTACTATGCCGCAGGCTTTGCTGTCGGTGTGGATAACTCGTCCGGAAGCGTGCAGTCGCAGTTCCTCGTGAACGCCGACACTTTCGCCATCCTGAACAGCACGGCAAGCGGCGGAACCGTGACCTCTCCGTTCGCGGTTTCGGGTGGAAGCGTTTATCTGAGTTCAGCGTTTATTAAAGACGCTTCAATATCAAACGCAAAGATAGACACAGCTGCTGTTACCACGCTGAAGATTGGAGAAAGGTCCGTCACAAACCCCCAGTCAATTAAAGGGGGAACGTATACGGGGCTGTCAACAAGCACATCGTCCTATACAGATTTAATGTCATTTACGATAACGGCAACTGGTGGAAACATTCTTCTCGTTCTCGGCCTGAAGGCCGACGTCATTAGCATGGACGGTAAAGGCGGCGTATTTTATTGGAGGTTGATGAGAGGATCAACGCTTGTTCTGTCGAGTTTTTTGATTGTTTCCGGCTCTTCAACAATGTTTAGTCCGGGGGCCTCCCAGGACAATCGAACCGTTATTGACTTTCCCGATGCAGGATCTGTTACTTACACGATCCAATACATGAGCTATGAGGAAGATTCTTCTTTCTCCCTATCGAACACAAAAATTTACGAGCCTTACATCGCATCTATTGAGTTCAAAAGATGAAAACAATCATTTCAACCATTGTCGACTCAAACGGAAAGCCGATAGGAACATTTACAGGAGAAGAAAAGACTCTAGCTTTAAATATCCCTGATGGAGGGAGCTCCATTCCGGGAGAACCGCAGGGAGCATGGTGGGATGGTGAGATGTGGCAGCCGATGCCGCCCGCGCCCTCTTCCTACCATACCTTTGACTGGACGAAACACGCCTGGGTGGATGAGCGCACGGATGAGCAGAAGGCGGCAGACGCTGCGGCTGAACTTTCTGCGGCTAAGGCGTCCAAAGTCAGGGAACTGACGAAAGCTATGAGCGCGGAACTGGACGAGTTTAAATCCGGCTACCCGGAGGATGAGCAGTCCACTTGGCAGCAGCAGGCAGACGAATGCAAAGCATGGTTTGCCTCATCCTCTCCATCCGCCGACCTTGTTCCGTGGTGCGCAGCCTGCGCTTCAGCCAGAGGCATTGAGCTGAACGATTTCATGGACAAGGTCAAATCGCACGTGGAGGCTTACAGCAAGGCGTCTGCCGAAGCCGTTGGAAGGCGGAAAAAGCTCGTTGAGTCCGTTCAGGCGGCAGAGACGATTGATGCGGTCAACGCAATTTCTTGGAGTTAAAAATGGCATGGTACAAGTCGGGAACTTGCTCCGTTACGAGTGGGTCACCCACGGTAACCGGGACTGGGACGGCATGGGTCGACAACGTCCGAATCGGGAGCGATGGCTTTGTAGGCCCGGACGGGCTGCTCTACGAAATTTCGAAGGTCGTTTCAGCCACGGAAATAATTCTTGCTGTTGCCTACAAAGGGGCAACGGCCGCAAGCGGACGTTACGCCGTTGCCCCGATTCAAGGCTATACGAAAGAACTGGCGGATAAAGCGGCCGCTCTGATCGATCAGTTTTCGGACGCCGAAGCGGCGATTCAAACACAAAAAAATGAAGCGGTAGCGGCTGTGACAGCTCAGGAAGCGGCGAGCATCCAGGCGATTGAGGCGGATTCTGTTCTTGCTGGTTACGCGAAAAAGGATGAGTTGAGCTCTCTGATCGCGGCGGCTGTCGCTGAGGCAAAGCTTGCGGCATATCCAGTAGGCTCATATTACTGGAGCTCAGAGAGCACCGACCCGAGCACACTTTTCGGGGGCACTTGGGAGCGGGTGAAAGACCGTTTTGTTCTCGCCGCTGGGGATAGCTACGCGGTGGGGGCTACTGGCGGTGAAGCTACACACACGCTCTCTATTAGTGAGATGCCCGCGCACTCGCACTCTATACGTTTGAATACGGAGGGGGCAGACGATGGTTACGGTGGTTTTGTGCCCGACATGGGGACCCCGTGTGCAATCAAAACAAACACAGGGGGATACCCTTCTGTGGAAAGCTCAAACGGGGTGTTTACGGATCACACCAAATCGACAGACCAAATAGCTGATAGTGAATTTATACAAGAAACAGGTGGGTCAACTCCTCACAACAATATGCCCCCGTATATCGCTGCTTATTGCTGGAAGCGCACAGCGTAAAGGAGAACTGACATGGCTTTATGTGTTTTGAAGTGGCTCATGCTAATCCCCGTCTCCTTTGCCATTACGCTTGCATCGTGGGCAATAGCCCCCGCGGCGGTGCTATTGGCAGATAGTGATGGCTACCTCCCTAAGTGGCTTAGATGGGCGAGCACAGCGTCTACGAACCTCGACGGAGACAGCTACAACCGTAGCCGGTGGAAGAGCCAATACATCCGTCGGGTCTGGTGGATGTGGAGGAATCCCGGCGTCGTTGCTCAGAGCACACCGCCGCTGGGGTTTGTGGTCGAAGCAGGCGACGTCTACGGATTTGAAGGGGATGAGGCGACCGCGGATAACAACGGCGGTCATTCGGGGAAGGTGTTTCGATGGATAGAGCGTGATGGGGTAGTGGTTGCTTTCCAGTTCTATCTGGTGCATCAGTACTCGTGGCACAAAACACGATGCCTCCGAGTGTGTCTTGGGTGGAAGCTGTGGCAGGCACCAGCGGTCGGCAAGACCTGCCAGCACACCGCGCGGGTTGCTGTTTTCAAACACTTTGGATAAGGGAAAGGGTAGATAGAGGCTTTACGCTTATGGTGGATCTGATCCCTGATTTTTCATCCCGCGTTTTTCTGGCGGTTGGCGGGATTCTGGGAGCCTTGTGCTCCTTTCTTTTTGGACCAATCGATGATGCTATCGAGTGGCTTTTTGTTTTTATCGTAGTCGACTATTTGAGCGGTACTTATGCCGCGATGAAGACCGGGCAGTGGAATTCCCGTACGGGGTTCCTTGGCATCACCAAAAAGATCATAATGCTG